AGAATGAATCTTGCGCAACTCACAGAGAAAAGGGCCAAGCTCTGGGACTCCATGAAGTCCTTCCTAGACGCCCACCGCACCGAAAAGGGCGTGCTCTCCGCCGAAGACGACGAGAAGTACGCCGGCATGGAGAAGGAGTTCGACGCCCTCTCCAACGAGATCAAGCGCCTACAGCGCATGGAGGCCATCGAGGCCGAGCTCTCCAAGCCCGTCTCCGCCCCCATCCTCACCAACCCCAACGACAAAGCCGAGAAGGGGAAGGGCTCCGGCGCCTACGCCAAGGCGTTCTGGAACGCGATGAAGTCCAAGTCCGCCGCGCCGGCCGTCATGGACGCGCTCCAGGTCGGCACCGACTCCGAAGGCGGCTACCTCGTCCCCGACGAGTTCGAGAAGACCCTCGTCGAGGCGCTCGAGGAGGAGAACATCTTCCGCAAGCTCGCCCACGTCATCAACACTCAGTCCGGCGACCGCAAGATCCCGGTCGTGGCCAGCAAGGGCACCGCGTCCTGGGTCGACGAGGAGGGGCTCATCCCCGAGTCCGACGACTCCTTCGGCCAGGTCTCCATCGGCGCCTACAAGCTCGGCACCCTCATCAAGGTCTCCAACGAGCTCCTGCACGACTCCGTGTTCGACCTCGAAGCCTACATCAGCCGCGAGTTCGCCCGCAGGATCGGCACCAAGGAGGAGGACGCCTTCTTCAACGGCGACGGCACCGGCAAGCCCACCGGCGTGCTCCACGACACCCTCGGGGCGGAAGTGGGGGTCACCGCGGCCAGCGCCACCGCGATCACCGCGGACGAGGTCATCGACCTCTTCTACAGCCTCAAGGCGCCTTACCGCAAGCGCGCCGTGTGGATCCTCAACGACTCCACCGTGAAGGCCATCCGCAAGCTCAAGGACGGCAGCGGCAACTACCTCTGGCAGCCCGCCATCACCGCCGGCACCCCGGACACCATCCTCGGCCGCCCGGTCTACACCTCGTCCTTCGTGCCCTCCATCGCCGCCGGCAAGAAGACCATCATCTTCGGCGACCTCAGCTACTACTGGGTCGCTGACCGCCAGGGCCGCACCTTCAAGAAGCTCTCCGAGCTCTACGCCACCACGGACCAGACCGGGTTCGTCGCCACGCAGCGCGTCGACGGCAAACTCGTCCTCCGCGAGGCGGTGAAGGTCCTCGCCCAGAAGGCCTCCTAAGGAGGGTGAGCGATGTCCTACAACTGCAAGAACTACACCGAGCAGGGCGGCGACGTCACCCACATCGGCGGGAAACTCATTGTCGAGGAAGGGGGCTCCGTCGAGGGGCTCCCGGCCTCGCCCAAGGCCGAGAACCAGGCCGACAGCACGGCCTCCGACGTCGCGGGGCTAAAGGCCGATTTCAACTCGCTCCTGGCCAAACTGAAGGCCGCGGGGTTCATGGAACCCGACGCCGTGCCGGACCCGGACCCAACGCCGGAATCCGACCCGACGGAAGAGGGAGAATAGGGGGCTAGGCGGCGATGGAAGCGAGCGAATTGCTACAAAGGGTGAAATCAAACCTGATCATCACGTTCGAAGACGACGACAGCCTCATAGTCTCCTACATCGCCGCCGCGATCTCCTACGCGGAGGGCTTCCAGCACGTCGGCTCCGGCTTCTACCTCTCCCACGAGATGGGCGAGACCACGAAGCAGGGGGTCGTCATGCTGGCGAGCCACTTCTACGAGTCCAGGGACGGCGGCACGGCGGGGTTCTTCGCCCAGTCGGCGGCCGCCTCGGACCAGGCCATGAGGGCCATCGACTCACTGCTGCGGCTGGACCGCGAATGGAAGGTGTGACATGGCACTGGGCGCGATGACGAGGAAGGCGGCGATCGTCCGCTACGAAAAAACCACCGACGGGGACGGCTTCCCAATTGAGGTTGAGGAGACCGTCGCGGAGGTCCGATGCTACCGGGAGGGGAGGCACGGGAGCGAGCGCTGGGCAAGCCTGGCCGCGTTCTCCGAGGCCACCGACCTCTTCCGCTTCAGGAGGATCCCCGGGGTCGCGGTCGACGAGACCATGACCATCTTCTGCGAGGGGTCCCGCTACCGGATCCTGTCCGTCGAGGACGCGAAGGGGCGGGGCATGTACGTGGAGGCGCTCGCCGAAAGGAGCGAAACCGCCGATGGCAAGGTGCACCGTTAGGCTCCCGGAGGAGTTCCTCAGGAGGCTCTCCTCGCTGGGGGAGAGGACCAACGAGGTGGCGGCCAAGGCGCTCCAGGCCGGCGGGGAGATCATCCTCGCGGAGGCCAGGGCGAACCTGAGGCGATCCGTCGGCAGTGGCACCAAATACCCGTCCAGGTCGACCGGCCAGCTCGAGTCGTCCCTGGGCCTCTCGAAGGCCAGAGTGGACCGCAACGGCGACCACAACGTCAAGATCGG